TATGCAAAGAATTATTTCTTCGCAGATACATTCCGTTGTGTTGATACGGCCTTTGGTAATTTCTTCAACAACATGCATATTTACCACTTTACCAAAGAAGGCGAACCTAAGAAGGAAATTGAAATTCCTATCAAGTATGGCCCAAGAACAAAAGCGTTTGATTACCGTACTGAAAAGGAAACTGGTAAAAGGTATTATGTGCAGCTACCTAATATCACATATCAGCAGACTGGTGCTCAATGGTCAGCTGAGCGTGCTGCAGGTCAGCGTGAAGTAAGAACATTCTATGCACAATTCTTTGACAAGAATGGCGTTGACTATACAATGCAGGAAAAATTCTGGAAAGATATTCAGCCAGTTCCGTATGACATTACTTATGAGTTAGTTGGTCATTTTGAATTTCTAGATGACGCCAATCAATTCAGTGAACAGATCCTTGCTCGCTTTAGCCCGGAATGCTATTTGAATGTTAAGGAATTTTGGTTCGCAAATATCCGTCGTTCATTGAAGATGAAACTTGATTCATATTCTCGTGAAGCAAACGTTGACTATCAAGAAGAAGAAAAAAGAGAAATCACTGTTACATTTGCATTCACCGTTGAAGCGATGTTCTATAAGCCTATTGAAGTTGGCTACATCATTGACCAAATCGTAACTACATTGAGGGTAAACAAAGGTGGTACAGATCATGCCTGGCAGTTTGGTATTAGCGGCAACTATGATGGTTCATTTGATAACCGACATAATTTCAAGGAAATATATGGGACAAAGATTGGTCGTGTTTCAGCAGTAAAACCTGAGAGCACCATTCCTGACTATACATATAAAGGTAATGTTGCCCAGTCATGGTCGGCTAGATATGAATATGAAGAATACGCTGACATTACGAATTATCCGTTTGGTGCTAAACAGTTCTATGGCATAAGTGCAGTTCGTGATGATGATAAGAGCATTTATAATTCATTACTGAACGCAGATGGTTCACCTATAAACGCTGCTTGTTCAGCTATTGTTGCTCCAGAAGATAAAGACTTTACTTTCTGGCACGATGTCAGCTGGTCAAACTGCTATACAACCATCAAGACATACAAAGACCTATCTGGTTATGGCGATTTTACTTCCTCAACTGTTTTCCGCGCTGGTACAAAGGATGCCGACCTTGGCACAAGAGTTGTCAAAGATGCTCCGTATATTACTTCTGCCGGTATTTTACACGAGGATAAATAAATAAATTAGGAGTTAATTTTTAGGAGATTTTCATGAAGTATAAGAAGTTGAACGAATGTGGTGTTAACCGCGACCAACTAGAGGACGCTATTGACACTTACATGGATCATTCTGATAAGTATGATGTTCCGTTTAGCCACGCTGATATGCTAAAGTTTGTTGCTGAACAGCTCGGTCTTGATGAGGACACAGTTGACAATGAATTTGGTAAGATCATTGATGCAGCCGTCAATTTTGATGAAGACGCTTATATCAATGCTTGCGATGCTAAATTCCGCGAACAGGAACTAAAAGATTCTTTCATGGATTTTGTCCACAAGAAGCTTGCTCGTATGAACGAAGCTAAGGGACTTGATAAGGCTGAACTTATGAAGGATCCAGGCCTCGCTGCTTACCGCAAAACACAAGCATATCGTGCTTCTGACCAGGAAGGCAAATACCGTATGTTATGGCGCTATATTGTCAGCGAACATAGTGCTAAAGTAAAATCTGAAGATGAACTTGCTGATGTATGCATGGAAATTGCCATGTACGACGAACAACAGTTCTAATAAATAAAAGAAAGGAGATTTAACATGAGTTTTAAGACATGGCTTCATAACGATTACAAAGCAATGAACGAAGAAGTGGACCAGGGTCCACTCGACGTTGAAGCTGCAGTTGACCAGCAGGCTACCGCAGCTGAAGCAAATAAGCAGGGCGCAGCACCTTCCAAGTTTGGTGAATATCTTGTTGCTCAGGATTTGACTGAACATCTAGCAAAGCTTGGTTCCGATGTTGGTGACGCTGTTTTGAACTTCGCTACAAAGACATTCGTTAAGCCGGAAATGTTTGATAGCAAGGACGCTTATGATAAGTATATCAATGCTATGAATCAGAAGATTGGCCTTGACTATAAAAAGAAGATGATTGAAGTTTTGAGCAATGCTGGTGTCTTCATTGAAAACACTAAGCGTTCTCTTGGTAAGAAATCTTCTACCTAAGATTTTGCTTCTTAACTAATCAACTCCTTGGAAGACCGAGCAAATGCTCGGTCTTTTTTCATTGGATAAATATATTGGAGGATGATTTATGATTAAAACCATTTACTTAGATATGGACGGCGTTTTGGCTGATTTTGAGAAAGGCTGCAAAGACGGCGGTATTATGGGTGACAATGGTAGACCCATTTGGCCTAAGCTTTTTAAAGCAGGCCCTGACTTTTGGGCTAACCTAGCATGGATGCCAGGTGCACAAACCTTCTATACATGGCTAAACAAGTTCTGTAAAGACAATAAGATTGACCTGTGCATTCTAAGTGCAGCTGGTAAAACAGGTTGGAAGGCTGCTGATACTGGTAAAAAGGATTGGTTGGCTAAGAACTGTCCTGATATTCCACAACAGAACATTTATATCGTTCAGACTGGCGATGGTGTATCTGCCGCTGAAAAGAAAGCAAAGCATGCAAAAGACAATGCACTGCTAATTGATGATTTTGGTAAGAACATCAATGCTTTCATTATGGCTGGTGGTCAGGCTATCAAATACGAAGATCCTAAAAAGGTAAGAGACGCTGTCTTGGAGCTTGTATAATGACAGACTTTGCCTCAGAATTTGCTCGTGTATTTGGTAACGGCTGCGATGTCAAGAATACTGACTGGAACGGCAAGCGTTATTTTGATAGTCTTAATAATCCTGACTATGAAGCTGAACATGCACTAGCACAATCGCTTACTTCTGAGGCTTATATGCAGTCAGGTTTTAGCGTCCAGTATTTTATCAAGAAGAACTCGGTTGACCGCGATAAACTGTATGGTGAAGACGCTTTAGAAAACTTTGAAAGACGCTTTAAGCTACAGGTATATGCCGACAGCGTGCCTGCTTTGCAGAAAATGTATCAACTGCAGGGTATGATCTATACTGAAATCGTTACAGTACAAGCAACCATCATGCATTTTGAAGAAGCGTCAACTGTTGACTTTGTTACTGGCGAAGCATCATGGCCGGCTGCTGTACCTGCTATTGGCGATGTAATGTATTTTCCTTGGTGCGACCTTTACTATGAAGTTTTGAATGTAAAGGAATTTGCTGAAGGTACGGCATTCCTATCAAAGCCAATTACATATACATTCAGCTTGCGTGTTTGGCGTAATTCACATGAAGATGTTGATATTGCTAAAGCCAATGATGATAAGATGGAACACCTACGCAGCTATGTTGAACTGTCTGAAGTATTTGATATGAATCACAAGACTTCACCTACTGAACATGAAAATGAAAGCCTTGGCATTGCTGAGGATATTCCATTACCTACTTCAAAGGTAAAAGCAGATGGCGATGTTTTGGCCATCAATCGTAAGCTAGAAAATGATACCAATTCACAAGTACTTTGGGAAGACCGCACTAAAGGCAAGCCGTCTGTTGACCCTTGGGCTGGCTGGTAATAAATAAATCAAAGAGGATTTTTGTTATGGCAACGAATAACATTAGAAATAAACTATTTGATAATGCAGTGGACTTAGCTGATGAAGACGGCTATATTGATGAAGTTGACCTTACCGTTCAACCGTGGAACAGAACAACGGTTGCTGATGGCCAATGGTTAAATGACCATGCCATTAAACCACTAAGCTCACGCGATTTGTTTCTAGCCGACTGCATTGACGCAGCAAATTTACAAATTGAAACAATTTCAGCAAACCTTGCTTCTATTGGCGTTGGCGGAGATGGTAGTGGATCATCTGGAACAAACGGTATAGTTGCTGGTAAGCTGGGAAGATCAAACGCAACATTCTCAGATAACAGCGATAACATGAGTGAAAAGAGTGTTGCTCGTGTTCCAGGAGGTCTTGCTGACACCATTCAGCCGGCATATTCATTGCAGTATTTTGGTTTTGGCCCTAAAGCTTACGGAGCTAGTGGCCTACCAATGGTTTCTGCTA